CCCGTTTCATCTGAGGCAGCTTTTATCCTTTTCTGAAACTGCTTGGATTTGTTGTAACGAACAGCAAAGTATTCCATCTGAGCATTGATCTCATTCAGACGTTCGAGGAGTTTAGAGTCTTCATCTCCCGACAATGATCTGCCACTCGCCCCCATCTTGATATCTATAAGACGAATGGCATCCTTGACAAGCATAACGGCTGCAGCAAGCTCTCTGTGAATCGGAGAATTCGCTTTGTAGTCTTTAAGCATCCGATTCAAGAAGAGCATTAGGCCAGTCGCATAAGTTGTTCTTATGACCTTCAACTTTTCGATAGAATCGAAAACAGGCACTGTCGGGGCAGTCTTCGCTCGCCTTTGATACTCTTTCAGAAACTCTTGAAATTGCTTTGCGTCATCCATTATGTGTGTTCCGTATATCCTTTGCCTAAGTTAGCTTTTTTCATATTCTCTCGCTCGTCCTGCTTGAGCTTAATCAATCTTCCAAACATCCATTCTGCTTCCTTCAAATCCGTTTCCTCGAACTCCGATTTGGATAAGACCCCTGAATATGCAAGGCTAAACTGCATTTCCAAAATATCTACTAAGGGTCTTCCCATACGGAAAAAATAGCTCGATGCGAAAGGGTACGGAGACAAGCTCCGTACCTCCACATTTCTGGCACTCAACTTGAGTTTCCATCTTTGGCCCGTGAGAAAATTTTTCGTGGAAGGCACGAATGAGTGCGACTTCCGCTGCTGGGAGTTCTTCGAGAAACAGGATCTTATCGATCTCTGACATCTCTGGCTCGACTATGCTTTGGGCATATCTGAATAGCCAAGCGTTCTGTCCCGTTTGCTTTTCAAATGAAACTGCTTTCTCTTCATCCTTCGCCCTGAACAAACGAAGCCCCACGGTTTGTTTCGTTAAGGGGAGATGAAGCTGATAGGGTTCTCTGAAGTCGGGGGGAAGTTCTGCGACCCCGAATAGGGACATATCGACTTCGTACTCAGACTTCTGGAGACATTCAGAGCAGGATGTTTCGACTGAACAAAATTTGTTGTAAGAATTGATTGCCAGCCACAGCATCAAATAAAGCCTGTCGCCAAGCGTGAGTTCTCTCGGATCAATCCCAACCGTTACGTTTGACAAAATTTCAACAAACTTGGTTTCCAAGTTCTCATAAGTCAGAGACGCAATGATCTTTTCGTCCTTCCCTTTGAGGGGACGAACCTTAAATTCCTCTGGCTTTATTTTATACACCAGATACTTCGACGGTAAATCAATGATCCCGTCAACAGGATTAACCTGCTCCGACTGGGCTTGGCCCAACTCCGATACTTTGGATTCCTCCGCTCCCTGGGGCTGTTCCCATTTGCCTGGAGTAGTAGTCGACCCCTCCACCGTAGGTGTAGGTGGCTCCGCCACTGGGTGCTTGGGATTGGTATGCCTTCGCTCTGTTGATGAGGTCGGCAATTTCTCTTCCTGCGTTGACTCCGCTCCCTCCGCTGTAGACTGCGGATCCTTCGACTGTGTTGGCTGGTTCGATGATGACTTCTGGAACTCTGATTTTTGACGGACTTGGCCTGATGTCTGGATCGGGGACTGGGCTTGGGGTGAAGATGGATGTGATTGCTCCGACCCCTGCTTTTGCGATGTCATAGATCCATCCAGAGGCTTTTTGGGGTTCGACAGTGTTGGCTCTTCCCGAAAAGATTCTCGATGTTGAATAGCTGAATGCTTCTGCATTTACCGCCTCCTTTGCTTTTTGTTGGGCGTTGCCGATTTCCGCTTGATACCCCCTGCGCTCTATCGGCTTGATAAGGTCTTCCTGAAATTGGGGAGCTGCATAGTCTCCCACTGACATTCGATCAACACTACAGGTGATGCTGATTTCTACGAATCTTTCACTTCCATACGCCAGCGAATAAGACGGCAATGTTTTGGGGAATAACCCAACCATGTTGATCTCACTCGATACCGCACCTGTAGTGTCGTACAACAGAACTCTCACGTTCTTTGCGTATTGAGATTTCACGTTGTAATATCCTGCCCGATCAATCATCAACTCTCGCCATCCATACCAATAGGCGGAGATGATGTCTGGAATCGGTTTGAAGAATGTGAATGTCACGTCTTGAATCGCCTGCAGCCCAGGGAACTTTGATTGATATCCCCCGTACAAAACAGCAACGACATCGGACAATCCATAATCTCCGAATTTAACTTGCTGACAAAAACTTGCGACCTTGTACCCAGGCAGACTGCCCATATCTGGGAGCATTACCTCCCAGTTATAGTCCCTCTGTAATTTCCAAGTCTTCCTGATATTGTCAAGATCGAAAGCAGAAGCCAGCATTTATTAAACCCTTACCCAAGAATCATACGACCACGTTAAAGTGAACTTGATCACGTCTTCGCTGTTGTATGACATCTCGACACCACTGATTTGCATCGGGTAACAGCCGACAAGTTTTAACCTCATCCACTCTTCCCCTTTGGTTGTGATTAGCTGAAAGAGAATATCGGTTTTAACACCAGTATCCCCAGCCCCTACGTTATCTGCGTCGTGAACCACGTTCTGCAACCAAGCATACAGGGAGTCAAAGACCCTTCGATCTTCGCCTTCAACAAAGGTTACGTCCCAAGTGTGCGAGTACGCCAGCTTCCCGTGAAACTGAACCCCAGCAGACTGTTTGTAGGGAACAGCAATCGAACCTTGCCCTCTACCAGGAATCGAAGATGACTGCGCTCTCAACATCAGAGTATCGCCGTCTCCACCTCCCACTGGATTCGGAATCACAACGTCCCAGAGATATGTTCTCGCTGGGTTCGTTAGATTCGCTTTTAAATTATCTACGGACATCTTAGCCATACGTCACTCCTCCTTTTATAACAATACGTTCCGTGCAATCAATTCGTCAAAACTTGCACCAGTTGTTGTGATAATTGCCTGCAGTTGAATAAACTCTGCAGAGCGAACAGGTTTCAAATACACATCAACGTGGAGCTCATTCTGATCAATCGACGCAGGAACGTTGTTCGTGGAATCACAAACAACTCGATATCCTTTGTCTCCGAGCTCAGTTTGAAATGCCCCTCTTGCAGAGAGGAGATCCAAATACTGCTCCAACGTCGCAGTGACTCTCATCCTTGTAATTTCGTTGTTGGGCTCGAAAGCATAACTTCTGAGCGAAACTGAAATCGCTTTCTCAAGTGTGATGAGAAGCCGTCTGACGTTGATACGACTGAGAGCGGAAGCCTTGACTTGTTCAGTCTTCTGGCCCCAGATCGCATTCCCTTCTCCTCGGAACATCTGCACGGGATTGATCTGAGATTCGTACAGCGAATCCCTTTCTCCCCGTGTAAAAACATTCGTGACAGAAAGAATATTGAGAAGTCCACGATTGAAACCTGCAGGCGCATACCACGGATCACTGACGTAATCGTTGTAGGCGTACTGCGAAGCAACGTATCCCGAAGGCGGAACCTCAACCACTTTGTCGTTCCACTGGTCATAAACCTTGAGCCAGGGAGCATACAGAGCGCAATAACTGGAGTTGAAGTTCTGTGATGTCTTTCTCCATTCCACCATCGCTGCAACGGAAGTGAGCATCGCATACGGCATATCAAGAAGAGCAATACAGTCAGCTCTTGCTTCCGCAATCTCTTTCATGTTCAACTGAACAGCCGTGGATGTGTATCCAGCGTTCATCATTATTCGGATATCAATGTCCTCTGGATTCGAGAACATATCCCAGCCTGTGATGACTTGACCATCCGTAACTGCTGATCCGTTTGTTCCACCAAGAAACGCCAGGGCAGTCGTTTGCTCGGTAGGCATCACGGTATCTTCTTCAATCACGTTGTCCTTCACCACAATGTATTTTGAGAAACCATTGATCTTGTCCTCAAGATACATCTGCCGACCATATCCATCGACCTGTGTTTTTCTGGAAACTTGAAAGCGTTCCATCTCCAATGTATTGCCATCGGTGTCTGTGTAATAAACAGCGATGTCAAAGGAGTAGTCGGCTGCAACAGAGTTCTCCACTTTCACGGAGATGCTCTGGTTCCAAGTTCCTGGATCCTTTGCGAAAATGTAGAAGAGAATATCCTCTCCCGACACCTGCTCATAGGCAGGAAGCGACATCCCAGTAGGAAGTCCCTGGTTTGAGCCAATACCGCCGTCCTTGATGATCCAGGCTCCGCCGTACAGCGCACCATTCACAACTCTCACTGCATACAGCCTGCTTCCTTTCTCAAGGAAGGCAAGAGCGGAGTAATGGAAATACTGTCCCAACTCTGGAGTCCCATACTCTTCAATGAACTGCTGGGGGCTTGTGATCAACTTGATCTCGGTAATGTCACCCTTTGTCGAGTATCCTACTATCGCCCCAATAGTCGTGGATAAACTCGGAATGACATTCGATAAGTCCCGTTCCCTAACGTATACTCCTGGTGAGACGTAAATTCCCATAACTTCCTCCTTTTATACCTTTCAGTTAAACCAGCCCCAAAAACCTTTAGGTTTGAAAGCCTTTTTTAATTCATCTTTTAGTTCAATAGTGATTACGAATTCTTCTCGATACTGTTTGCCATCCATCCCGATGTAATCACGATAGACGTTGATCTTGTTGATGGCAATCTCTTCGATGTGAAAGCGACCAAACATCTTTAAAAGATTGTCATCCTGGAGAATGGCAAAGAACTGGTTTTTGGTAATGCCACCCCTCTCACGGTTCTCTGGGTCTTTGTGCTCGATTTTGATGTTGCCCCATAACATTATCCGTCTGAACCAACCCTCAATGGTAACGTCAGTTGGTTGAGGTCTCATATCTGGCTCGGCCAGCTCTCGCTGCAACTTTGCAAGCTCTGCTGGATCGAGGACTTCATCGAGTCTCTTCCCATTAACGCAAGCTGAAATGTATTCGCTTAATTCACTCACGCTTCATCCCACCATTGAGCCTTGTTGTCCAGAAGTTCGGGATACTCCGATTCAAGACGAGCAATTTCGATGTCGCAGTTCGCCTCGTAATTAGGATGCCCTTGTTGCTGCGCCCGTTTCTTTTCGTGCAGCCAAGTCTTATAATAATTTTCGATTTCTGTGCTTGCCATATTATTCCTCCCCTGATGGTGGTATCGGTAATATCAATGTTTCCGTGAATAGAAGCTGTGGATTTTCCTCAACTGTTTCATCGTAAACCGAAATGATAATTTTCTTAATCGTCTTAACCGAGAAGTCTTTGATCAGCCAAGCATCAACTGTAATCGGTGCACGAAGAACGAAATAAAGCCCTCGATCAAACATCTGCTCAACAGCAGATTCATCAACAGCTTCCCCGAAATGAAGATCCATTTCCATCGGATAAGTATCGTCGTAATTAAGATTCAGGTTCGGATCAGTATGCCTCCACCACATATACTCCTCGCTAATCTGCTGAAGAATATCGTAGTCTTTTGTCCAGAACCACACGTTGTAATCCAGTGTCGCAGGGATTGCCCTTGCGGATCGAATGTCTGTTCTCTCTGCATCCGTAAATGCAAGATACTGTTCAATCCTCGCCACTGCCGTCCTCTGCCGTGACCAATCGAAGTTCATTGTCTCTCTCCAGAGGCTGAAGAATTCCACGACTCCTCGACCCCTCTTCTCAGAGATCTTTCTGAAGGCAACGTCCCTGGGCCAGATGACAGAATCCGTGTTCACATCCGTCAAGTTCATAACAGTCTTAAACTTGGCGTATATCAACGCCTGCACTGCCCTGTCCATAATTTTTACAAAACTGTCTGCCATAATTAACTCGGTGGATTCGGATTGGGTGTTGTCCAATCGATCCTTTTACATCGAAAGGAGATCCCGTCTTTAAGAACGGTGTACTTCTTCCCGTTGACTTCAACTTCAACTTCAATGTTCGCAATATCCAAAAAATCTATCGTCTCCCCTGGCTCAATGTGAACCAGAAACTCACCCGTGATAAGATTCGTTACCTCAATCTGGGTTGCATCGCCACCTGCAAGGGCATTCCCTTTCTCAATGACTCGATCCTCTGCATCCCAGAGTTCAGCACGAATTGCCCATCCCGTGATGTCCTCTTCCATATTGCAATAGAAGTCGATTGCATCTCCTTTAACGATTTCATCAATCATACACAAACTCCTTCTTTCGGATACAGAGTTACTCTTCGCTTCAAATAAGGTTTCAAGCATCTTCTCCTGATCGGAGGAGCATAAAGGTACATCTGCAGATCCTCAGTTACAGCAATGTTATCAATTGCTTCCGTCACTAACGCCACATCCAAAGTCAAATTCTCTGCAACAGAGATGGAATCAA